CTCGGGACTACGGAAGGCCAACAGAGTATTGAACATACTCTTTGGTAAAACGAACTCTAACATCCGCAAGGATAGAGAATCCGAAGCGGACTTGAGGTCGATCGTGGAATAAGAACCACTAATTGACCCATAACGTGCAAGGGCTTGATTCTTGAACGGTTGATCAGATAGATCAATTTTGTAGACTTGGTTTAGTCTACGTTCAAGTAGTGTACCACATGCTAATTGAAAAAGCATGTTCACGGAAGGTTCCGTGCATATACACCGCCCAGTTTCATCGTTTTTCGGAACAACAGAAAGACGACTACCTTGAACGACAGTATCGGCAGAACCATGAACGTTTCGGCGATGATTTTCGCCATCAGCCCATGAACTATTCTGCTGTATGAGTTGTCGATACCAAAAGGCAAGTGATGAACTACTGTAGGTTAGCGGCGAAGCAAAGAGCTTCGTATAGAAATCGTTAGCTACAGCCCCTATAGATGCTCCAGGTCCTGGGCGAAGATGCCCATAAAGATCACGTATTTCGAACAAAGGACACGGAACTTTGAGTTTCGCGCCTTCGAACGACTGGCCTTTCGACCAAAATTGATCAAGGAGTAGTCTAACATCACCGAGGATTTGGTAATCTACGGTAGAATTAAACTGCGGTTCCCACTTCGAAGCCTGAAAATCAGCTTCGATGAAATTGAGAATCGCTACGCTGGTAGGGCGATCAGGAACTATACGCCCATTCATGAATTTCTTCATAAATGACTTACGTATAGCGACAGCGGCTAGTTCCCGAGGTTTGATCCCCGGGAACTCTTCTTTAGCCACCAAACCCTGATCATTAAGGTCACTTTCAAGGAACGAATAAAGAGCTTTAGCATTAGCCATAAACCCCTCCTCGTTGTAGAGCTACCACTGCTCACAACTCACTCTGACGGTTGGACAACACCCGATTCAGCTCACGGAAAAACCGTAAGTATCTCTGGTGACCCAATTCGTCAATCTTATAAAGGCCCTTCGGAACGATATATGTAATACCGTCCCAATAGGAATCTTCATAAGGGAGTGAGAATGCTCGTGGTGTATCAACTATCCCGCCCTGGATCAGGGGCGCAAACATGCGTAATGCCTTCGTTTCAGAAAGAGTTGGAAGGAGAACATCGACATCGTCGAAGTTCTTCAACTTAAACTCTAGATGAATCAGAAGCATCGCAGCGCGATCCCGATCAAGGACAACAGGGGTAGAAATATACATAAGACCTCCAAATTGGTAGATCAACGCTAGCAAATTGCATAGCGCGAGCAGTGGATTAAAGGATTCCGTTCGCTAATGTGTCACCAATGCCTGCAGAGAGCTGATTTAAAGCTCCCACAAGCATACTGACCATCGCCCGCATATTTGGGGCATCATACGAATCAACACCGGCTGTTACGTCGATGGGGATCTTTATGATTTGCGGAACGGAGTTCAAACCTGAAGCGGGAATACCGCCTTTCCGGATGATGATCCAATATCGATTAGTTTCGACTTTGGCAGCAGCCGGATTCAGGGTTGAAAACAGAGGGGCTGTCTTCATGACACGTGGTTTGACAAACATAAACGAAAACTCGTCGCTCACAGAGTGAGCACGAACGCCCGTTTGTGTACCAGTCAGGGCAGTAACAACCCACTTTTTAACATTTCCATCAACGGAATTGTCAGCAGTGACTGTATAGCCCGGAGTGGTAAAGCCCGTTTGGGCGCCACCTGTTACGTTAGTTAATGCTATTGACATGATGATCTCAACTAGTTATTAAAAGGTTAAAGGGTATATAAGCAAGACTTAGCAGGGATATCATCTCCAACGACCGACTTTATCATAGATCTGCCTCGTAACGAGGGACGATCTATTAAAAGCGTTAGTCAGAAGAGACAACATACCCACCCAATCGGTGGCCCGATAAGGGAGGTGCAATCGAAATGATGGCACTAAATCCCCAGTATAGATATCTCG